CTGCCGAGCGGCTGCGTGAGCAGTGGGAGCGGATGCACCGGGGCGCTGACCGTGCCTTCCGCACGGCGGTCCTGCCGAACGGCGTGAAGGCTCACGAGCTCAGTGGCAGCAACGAGGCGGCCCAGTTTCTGGAAACTCGGCAGTATCAGGTCATTGAGATCTGCCGTGCGTTCCGCGTGCCGCCGCACATGATCCAAGACCTGACCCGCAGCACCTACAGCAACATTGAAGTGCAGGGCACGGAGTTTGTGCAGCACTGCCTGCTGCCGCACCTGAAACGATGGGAAGCCGCCATCAGCCGCGATCTGATCGTGGACGATGAGACGTACTTCGCCGAGCACAGCGTTAGCGGCCTGCTCCGTGGCGACCACGCGAGCCGTTCGGCCTACTACGTCTCTGCCCTTCAGAACGGGTGGATGACCATCAACGAAATCCGCGAGCTCGAGAACCTGAACCCAATTGGGCCAGACGGCGATCGGCACTTCGTGCAGCTAAACATGACCACGCTGGATCAGATGGGCCAGCAGCCGCCGGCACCGGAGCCGATGCCCGAGCCGCCCGCCGAAGTAGAAGACAGCCCGGCCGATGCCGCCGAGGACCAGGCCGAACAGGAGGAGTACACCGATGGAAATTGAACGCCGCGATTTTGCCTTTGAGGAAGAGAACGAGCTGATCGTGGAGAGCCGGGCCGATGGACGGGCCGCCATCATTGGATACGCCGCCGTGTACAACCGGCTGTCCCTTGACCTCGGCGGGTTCCGCGAAGAGATCCTGCCGGGCGCGTTCGACAAGATCTTGAACCGTCAGCGTGGCAAGGGCGACGTGGTGGCGCTGTTCAACCACGACAGCAACATCGTGCTGGGCCGTTCCTCGTCTGGCACGCTGGAACTCTCGTCGGACGAGAAGGGCCTGAAGTACGTGGTGACGCCGCCCGTCAGCCGGGCCGACGTGCTCGAGCTGATCCAGCGGCGCGACGTGCGTGGCTCGTCGTTTGCCTTCACGGTGGACCCGAAGAATGAATCCTTCCGCACTGGCGAGGACGGCAAGGCCATCCGCCAGATCCGCGAGGTATCGGGCCTCTACGACGTGGGGCCGGTGCTGAACCCGGCCTACCCTTCCACGTCTGCATCCGTGGCCATGCGTTCGTACGAAGCCTGGCTGGCAACGCAGACGCAGCCCGAGCCCGAGGCTGTGGCCGCTGAGATCGTGAAGCGTTCCCTGGTCCGTGACGCAGCTGCTGCGTGGGCTCTGAGGCTTCGCCGTGTCTGACGCACGCTGCACCTGCGGCGAAAAACTCCGGTGCCGTTCCAGCCGTCCATGCGGTGACGAACGGCAGCGGTATCTGCGTTGCCCGAGGTGCGGGGCTCGCGCGGTGGCGTTTGTAAAAACAACGCTTTCGCAAATCCGCTTCTGCAAGGTGCCACGCCCGTAAGGGCAGAGTGGACTCCATCGGCAATACCGCCGCTGGAGAACACACGTGGACAATCTCAAGAAGCTTCAGGACGAGGCGGCAACCCTTGCCAACCGGATCGACGCCGTGCGGGCGATCGAGGCCGAAGACACGACCGCTCGTGATGTCGAGCTCATCGACCTCAACAAGCGTGCCGACGAACTGACCGCCAAGATCGACTTCGAGAAGAAGGTGGTTGAGTCGGCCAAGAATCTCCGCAGCGTGGTCGAGCGTTGCTCGCCGGCTCCCGAGGTGCGTGCCGAAGAGCCCAAGACCCGCATCGAAGCGGTTCCGTTCTCCGGCCGGCTCCGGGCGTTTGAGAACGCCCGCGACGCCTACGAGGTTGGCATGTGGCTGAAGGCCAAGGCGGGCGACGCCGATGCCAAGCGGTGGTGCCAAGACCACGGCGTCGAGGCTCGCGCCCAGGGCTCGACCGGCGCAACGACCGGATCTGCATTCGTGCCGGATTCGTTGTCATCGGCCGTGATTCGCTTGGTTGACCAGTACTCCGCGTTTGCGCAAAACGCCACCAACGTGGTCATGCCTTCGGACGTTGTGCTCTTTCCTCGCAGGACGGCGGGAGCCTCGGCGGCGTGGATCGACGAGAACGTGGCCATCACTGCCAGCGACCCAACCTCCAACCAGGTCACGCTGACGGCGAAGAAGGTCACGGGCGCGGTGGTCATCGCGTCGGAGCTCCTGCAGGACTCCATCGTGTCGATCGCCGATTGGATCGCTGCCGAGCTCGCCCTGTCGCTCAGCAACGCCGTGGAAGCGGCTGCGTGGTCCGGCAACCCGAGCAACGCCCCTGGCGTGGCCGGTCTTGTGACCAGCCACACGGGTGGCCTTCTCGCTGGCTCGGCTGCCACCTACGCGGCGTCGCTCGTGACCGCTGCCGGTGACACGCCCGACGAGGTGACGAAGGCCAACCTGCTGGCGATGATGGGCGCTCTGCCCCAGCACAGCCGGCAGGGTGCTCGGTGGTACTGCTCGCCGTTCTTCTTCGCGTCGTGCATGCAGAACCTCGACCTCGCCCAGGGCGGGTCGGTGGGTCTGTCGCAGGGCATGGGCCTCACCTTCCTCGGCAGCCCGGTGGTCCTCACCGACCGGCTCCCGAGCGGTGCGGACTCGACGGGTGCCATCATGGCGCTCTATGGAAACATGGCGAACAGCTCCTACTACGGCATCCGCCAGGCCATCGAGATCGCGTCCAGCGATCAGGTGAACTTCCTGTCGGATCAGACCGTGATCCGTGCGGTGGCTCGCGTGGCGATCACGCACGCCAACCTCGGCTCCTCGAGCGTCGCCGGCCCCATCATCGGCCTGGTTGGTGCGTGAGCCTGACGGCTTGACTCGATGCGCAGACTGGGCGGGCCGCTCCACTACGGGGCGGCCCGCTCTCTTTTGGAGTCACGCATGATCGTGCGAGTAGGTGGCACCGAGGCCGACATTCGGGTGGAAGCCATCCTGTCGATGCCCAGGCTCTCGTTCACAGCCAACCACTTTGCCTGGGCTCAGGCACTCATGCCTCTAGGGATTCGCCCGACAATGGGCACTGGTGCGTTCTGGGACCAGGTCAACACGCGGGTCATGGAACAATTCATCGACAAGGCCGAGTACCTGCTGACGATCGACTACGACACGTTTTTTACGAAGGAAGACGTGGAGCATCTATTCGCCATGGCGATGACGTTCCAGTGTGACGCCATCACTGGGCTGCAGACCAAGCGGGAAGACGGCCGCCCGATGCTGACGCTAAAGGGCACGCTGGACAACCCGCCCGAGGGCGGCACCACAAGCCTGCCTGCGTCGTGGTTTGCCGAGCCTGTGCAGGAAGTAGACACGGCGCACTTCGGGCTCACAGTGATCTCTACGGCCGCCCTGAAGCGTGCGAAGAAGCCGTGGTTCTGGAGCAAGCCCGGCCCAGACGGCTCGTGGAATGAGGGCCGCACAGATCCCGACATCTACTGGTGGCGCAACTGGCGCGAGAGCGGGAACCGTGTGTTCGTCACGCCCCGCGTGGTTCTCGGCCACGGCGAGTACGTGGTGACGTGGCCAGGCCGTGATCTCGGCAAGCCTGTTTTCCAGTGGACTACGGATTTCACGAACACGAGCAAACGTCCCGAGACTGCATGGAGTGTGCCCCAGTGACGAAAATTACATTTACCCGCGCGTGGCGGTCCTACCGCAAGGGGCAGACCGTGGACATCTCCGGCGGCTTGGCCACGCAGCTGCTCGCCCAGCGCGTGGCGGTTGAGGACACGCAGGGCCAACTGATCGAAACGGCAGCCGTCGAGCACGACGCCGAAACGGCCGACGCCACCCCAAGGAAACGCCGCCGTGCAATATCGAAGCCTGACCAGAGCGACCACCCCAGCCGTTGAGCCCGTCACGCTCTCAGAGGCCAAGGCTCACCTGCGAGTCGATACGACCACAGACGATGCCTACATCGGCTCGCTCATCACGGCCGCCCGTGAGTGGTGCGAGCAGTACCTGGACCGCACCCTCGTGCATACCCAGTGGGTGATGCGCTTCGACAGCTTCCCGCCTGACGGCACGCACGACATCGAGCTGCCACGCCCGCCGATGGCGACGGCCGGCACGACCACGGCGGTGGCCCTGACGTTCACGTACGAGAACGGCACCACGGCCACCTACTCGACGGCCAGCTACCGCGTGGATCGGGACGGCGTGCCGGGCACCGTTAAGACTCTGTACGGGCAGACCTGGCCGCCGCACCTGCAGGATGACAACGCCATCAGCGTGACCTGGTGGGGCGGCTACGGGGCGAGCGGCACGAGTGTGCCGGCGGCGATCCGCCACGCCATCTTCATGCTTACTGCACACTGGTACGAAAGCCGCCTGGCGGCTGTCGCCACGGGTGCTGTGCCGCAAGACGTGCCCTATGGCGTGAAGTCTTTGCTGGACTCGCAGAAGTGGGGCTCCTACCGATGATCGACCCCGGCAAGCTCCGCGAGCGCGTCACGGTGCAGATCGCCAGCGGCACGACCAACGCCCTCGGCGAGACGGTGCTGGCGTGGGCCAACTCCTCGGCCGTGTGGGCAAGCGTCGAAGGCGTGTCTTCCCGCGAAGCCCTGGCGGCCGGCCAGCAGGATACGACGATCACGCACCGCGTGCGGCTCCGCTACCTGCCGGGCCTGACGCAACGCGATCGGTTCTCGTGGCGATCCCGCACGCTGAACATCGTCAGCCTGCTCGAGTACGACAACCGGGCCGAGCACGTTGCCATTTGCGAAGAGGTGACGTGATGGCTGGCGGCATCGACGTGAAAGTTGAGTTTCCCGAGCTGCGGGAATTGCAGAAGGCTTTCCGCCAATTCCGGCCGAGCCTTGCCAGGAAACACATGGGTGCTGCGATTCGTCGCAGCCTGAAGCCTGGGCTGGCTGCTCTGCGTGGCAACGTCACCAAAGGGCCGACCGGCAATCTCGCTCGTGCGATCACCAGCAAAGTCAAAACGTACGTGAGCGGAAATGCGGTTGGCCTGGTTGGATTTACGGCAGCCGGTAGCGGCAAAGCAAAATCGGCAGGCGGTGGAACCGTAAAGAAGGGCAAGGATCGAGCGTTCCACGCTGGCTTTGTGGAGTTCGGCACAAAAGAGCGAATCATAAAAACATCGTCACGGCGCAGCGGCGCGTCGATTGCGTCCAGCTTTAAGACGATGGGGCAATTCAAGATTGCCCGAGTGGCCAAGCGCGGGAAGTTTGCGGGCGTTGTCAGGGTCAACACTTCCCCAAAGTACCCCAAGGCGTTCTTCAAGAAGGCTCCGCGTGGCGAGCTTTTGCGGATTCCAGAAATGCCGGTTGGCGGCAGGAAGGGGCAGCCGCCAGTGAAGACTGCCTACAAAGAGTCGCTAGGCACAATGCGAGGGCAGCTGGCCATCGAGATGACCAATGCGCTCTTGAAGGCACAGAAAGACCTTGCCGCCAATTTTCCAGTAAGGCGAAACAATTCGGACGTTGGGCCAACGCCCTTCTAGCCATGTCACTGAAATCCCCCGAAGCCGTTCTTCGCTCTGCCATGGTTGGCACCACGGCCGTCACCTCGCTGGTCAGCTCGAGGATTTACCCGGTGCTGGCCCCGGCGTCGGCGGCTCTGCCGTTCGTCACGTGGCGGCGCTCAGGCATCGACAGAGAGCAAACGCTAGGCGGGCCGATGGGCATGCCCCGCGTGAGCGTCGAGTACAGCATTTACGGCACGACCTACGAAGAGGCCCGCCAGGTGGCTGACGCGATGCGTCGCGTTCTGGATGGGTACGGCGGCACGTCGGACAATACAGAAGTGAAGCAGGCGTCGTTGGAAGACGAGTCCGACGATTTCGTGCAGCTGGCGGGTGCGGATCTCCCGCCGGTCTATCAGGTGACGCAGCGTTACGACGTGTGGTGGAGCGAGGGATAAAGCATGCCATATACGCCCCATGATTCCAGCGGCACGACGTTGTCCTTCGCCGGATCGACGTACACCGTCACGAGCATCACCTACAGCATCACAGACCAAGCTGCCGCCGATCAAATCGACGTTTCGCACCTCGGCCAAACGACCGGCAGCACGGTGCTCACGCTTTCCCGTCCGCTCAAGGGCTCAGCTGGTGACACTGGCAAGGAAGTCACCATCGAGTACCTAGCAGCCTCGGGCACACCAATCGCCCAGGGTCAGACGGGCACGCTGGCGATCACTGGCGGAATCACGCTCAGCGTCACCGCCACCTGCAAGTCATCGAGCGTCACGCTCACTGTTAACGACGCCGTGCGTGGTTCTGCCGCCTTCCAGGTGCCGTAGTCCCACAGGGAGGCCCCCGTGGCGAGCTATAGCGCTGGTGTGTCTGTGACGTGGAACGGCATTGCGTTCCAGGAAGTCACAGGCCTGACGTGGACATACGGCGGCGGCCCACCCAAGGGCCGCAGCGTCATCTGGACAGACGAAGCTGGCACGTGCAGCGTCGAGTGCTTGGGCGGCAACAACACCGCCACCAGCAACTACGGCGTGCGTGCCACGCTGGCGATCTCAGGCGGCGGGCAATCCTTGACGAACCCCGCAGTATGGGAGTCACTGAGCGTGGCGAATGAAGTGAACGGCGTCACCCGTTACACCGTCACGTTCAAACTTCTGGACAACTGACCTATGGGACTCAAAGAGCAAATCCAAGCCGCCAGCGTTCGCAAGCCGCTGAAGGTTCACGTGAAGGAATGGAACCTCGACGTGTACGTGCGCGTGCTCAGCGTCGGCGAGCGTGACGATTGGGAGCTCGCGTGGCTCGACATCCGAAACAAAGGCGTCGAGAAGTTCCACAACTTCCGTGCGTTCTACCTGGCTCGCACCCTTTGCGACGAGCACGGCGTGCGGATCTACCAAGACAACGAACTGAACGAAGTGGCGAAGCTCGACGGTGCGGTGATGGGCGAACTGTTCGACGTGGCCCAGCGTCACAACAAACTCACGGAGGCGGACGTAGTTGAACTAGCCGGCGAGCTTTAACGCCAGACCATCGCGGCGGTTCCTGTTCATGCTGGCCGGGCATCTCGGGATGACGGTCGGCGAGCTCGAGCAGCGGATGGACAGTCGAGAGCTGAGTGAGTGGCTGGCGTTTGCCCGCTACTACCAGCCGCTCGACAACTCGTGGGCACAGACAGGAGTGATTGCTAGTGCGGTCCTGGCACCGTACTCGCGGCGTGGCCACATACCAAAGCCTGCAGATTTCGTTCCAACCGAAGCCCCGCCGCAACACCGCTCGCAGCTGCTCGACGTGCTCGCCCAAATGAAAAACGACTTAGACGGGAAATGACATGAGTACGGCACTTGGATTGGCAATGCAGATCAGTGCCAACACGGCCCAGCTGGCACAAGCCGTGGCCGACGTGAATGCCAAGCTCGACTCCATGGGCGAGGCTGGCAAGAAAGCGTCTAGCGATCTCAGCACGCTGAAGAACATTGAGATCGGCAAGCTGGCCCTGGGCGGGTTGCAAGCCGCGACGAGTGCATTCCTTAGCCTGACCAGTGCCGTCACGGGTGCCGTCACGTCCGTGACATCGTTTGCCCTAAGCGTCGGCGAAGAGCTTGACGCACTGAACGACGTGGCCAACCGGACTGGCGTTGGCGTCGAGGCGTTGCAGGCGTATGCACGGGCCGCCGCCGATACGGGCGTGAGCGTCGAATCGTTTGCCAAGCAGATTCAGAAACTGACTGTCAACATCGGTGCAGCCTCGCTGGACGATAAGGCTCAAAAGAAGTTCGAGGCTCTTGGCATCGTCTTTGAAGAACTGAAGGCGGCGACCCCAGAGCAGCAGTTCGAGCAGGTGGTGGATGCGATCTCTCGCATTGCAGATCCGGCAGAGAGGGCTGCCACGGCGGTGAAGTTCTTCGGCAAGGGCGGCATAGAGCTTGGCGAGCTGTTCACGCTTGGGCCTGGTGCGCTCACGAATATGAGGCAGGAAGCCATCGCGCTAGGCCAGGTTGTCGATGCAGATGCCGTCAAGGCGATCGACAACATGAACGATTCATTCGCTGCGGTGTATGCCACGGTCAAGGGGCTGACCGGCGCGATCCTCGGCGAGCTTGCGGGGCCAATTAGCCAGATCGCCCAAGACCTTCTTGGCGTGATTAGGCAGGCCGGGCCGCAGCAGATTGCCCAGCAGGTGGCTCAGGGCTTGCTTGATTTCATCAAGCTGGCGGGCAATTCGTTCTTCAAATTAGCCGAGTTCATCGAAGCGTTTATTAAGAAGTTCGCCCCGATCCTTGGACTCGACATCCGCAGCGAGGCCGAGAAGGAATTGGAGTCGCTTCGCAACAAGGAAGCGGGCACAACTCGCACAGTCAGTATCGGCGGCCGGCCTGTTGTGCAGTTCACGCCAGGCGAGCTGACTACGCAGGAAAAGCAGCGGCTGGGCGACCTTGAGCGGCAGGTGGCGGCCGAAGCCTCTGGCAGCGTGCTGCGGCAGTTCCAGGCCAACTTCAACGCAGCCATCGACACGGCATCTCAATCGCTCCAGCAACGCATGGAGGCAAACGCCGCAGAAGCTGGGCCAAACGCCGCCGAGGAGAAGCAGGTCACGCTGCTCGAGCAGATCAACCGAAATGGCCAGATCGGAACCGTGGAGATCCTGAACTAGCCATGTCTGTACTTGCCTTCCGTGAAGTTCTGCCGCGCACGTTTACGCATCGGTTTGGCGAAAGCCCGACTGCTGAGCGGAAATTCGTAGTCACGACCACGGAGCCCGTCGCGCACCAGTTGCTGCTGAACACCGTAGGGATTTTCCACGGCGCGACACACCCGGAGTTCAGCTACCTGCGCTGCACGGAAGGCAGCGTCACCGAGCCAGACCGGCAGCACGCCGAGATCACGTATCGCTACGAAGTGCCCAACGTAGGCACTCAGGACTATCAGCCCAACCCGCTAGCACGCCGCGACGTGTGGTCGTTCTCTGTTTCGAGCGCCGCCGTGCCGGCTTTGTACTACTACCACGGCAATGGCAACGGCGATATCCGCCCGCTCGTCAACGCTGCGGGCGATTACATCGAAGGCTTGCAGGCCGTTGAGGGCGAGATTAAGGCGACGATCACCGGCAACCGCCCGACGTTCCCGCTATCTGTTGCTGGCAGCGTCACAAACTCCATCAACTCCGCACCGTACCTTGGCGGCGCTGCATACACCTGGCTGTGCCAAGGCATCTCCGGCCAGCAGCAGCTCGAGGTAGTGAACGACGTAGAGGTGAAATACTGGAGCGTCAGCGTTGAGCTTGTGTACCGCTCCAGCACGTGGGTCATGAAGCTTCCGCACGTTGGATGGCACTACGTTGACGCAAGCGGAGTAAAACAAAAATGCTGGATGTACAGTGGCGGCCCAGACGCAGCAGCTGGCAGCGGAAAAGAAATTGAAGATGCCAGCACACCGCAGGCGTTGACGGAAACCGGAAACATGAAATACCCAGGAGTTGGCGGCAACCCAGACCAGCTGCTGCGTCGCGTCCACCAGGCCATCGACTTCACAGGTTATTTTGGCACCCCGCCGTTCTAAGGAGCTCGCCCCATGCCAGACATCAACTACACGATCAACGCCCAGGTGCAGAAAGGCGCTCTCTCGCAGCAGTTCGCCGCGTCAGGCATCACTGCCGACATCGCCACGGCTGGCATGCTGGCGGTCACGCTGAACCTCGGCACGTCTGTCACGCAGATCAGCACGGCCACGATGGGCAGCCTCGGCCTGTGCTTCGCCCGCTCGCTCGCCACGGAGACCACGCACACCGTGTCGTTCGGCCGGTTCGACGGCACGAACCTGCACGAGACTGTCCGCCTGCGTGCCGGCGAGGCCGCGATCCTGCGGCTGGCGGCTGGCAATTACGCCGCAAAGGCTGCCGTGGGTAGCTCCCGCCTGGTGCTCACCGTGCTCGAGGACTGACCATGGCCCAGAAGCCAGACGGCAGCGCAGCCCGCACA